CTTATGGGAAGCACCTGTTCCTGTCCCAGATAATGAAAATCATTATAGTTGGAACGAAGAAGATCAACAATGGGATTTAGTCGAAGAATAACTAATTCCTAACTTTCTAAAACATATAAATAGTCCTATACAAACTAATTGTGTAGGACTTTTTTATGGCAAATCCATCATCAAGACAAGAGCTCATTGACTGATGAAACCACTCTATATTATGACAATCCTACTATTCCTATCGGGCTGCTCAACCCTTGGCCCGATAGGAACACTAGTAGAGTTGGGTGAAGCATCCAACTCACAACAAGAAGTCGACGAGACTCCATCTACTATAGAGACTGTTGTTACAAATGACAACGGTAAGATCATTGTGGAGTCCTCATCCGATAAGTCTATGGTCATTGGTGAACCACAGATTATCAATCCCGAAATGAAACCCCAGTTCAATACTCAGCGGGCCTTCGATGCAATCCCTCTTTGGCTGCAATTAATTGCGGGCCTATCTGGAATCCTTTATATTATAAATAGCCTCAGGTATTACTATAATAATAAGAAGCGAGGTGAGTTATGATTCCAGTTGAAGTAATCACCATGGCGGGTGGCGCGGCTATGGGTGGACTTTTCAAGTTCATGGACCAAGCGCAGAAGAACAAGCAGAAGCAGCAAGAGATGCTGATGCAGATGAATCAGCAGAAGGCTGATATCAAGAACAAGGATCGTGAATCAGCCACCGCATCAGCAGACGCGGCAGCAGCACGAGTAGGTAGTGACCCATTTGCAAAGATGACTCGTCGTATCTTTGTACTGTCTATGGTTGCAATGGGTGCCTGGGCAATGTTGGCTGGTCTGACCGGTCTGGATGTTGTTGTTCCAGTTACTAAGGAAGTTGGTGGTTCCTACCTATTTGGTATCATTGATACTACCAAGACCGTCACAGAATATCTGCGATTTGAAAATGCAGTTGTGGAATTTGAGTGGCTGAAGATTTCCCTACTTGCGGCCGGATCCTTCTATCTTGGGAAATCTTAACATTTATAAATAGATGTGTACCGCGGGAGTACCAGTCCCCGTACACTCTAACACTAAAACATAAATCAGGAGTGTCAGCATGTCTATTTATTCGCAAGACAAATATCATTATACATACAAAATTGTAATTGACCGACCATTAGATGGCAGAAAGTACTATTTTGGTGTTCGATCTTCTAAGTGTAAACCAGAAGATGACGTCAAATACCATAGTTCTTGTAGGTCTCTAAATAGATATCTAAAAGAAAATCCAGAAGTTCGATACACAAAGCAAATCCTCGCATACTTCTTTGATAGAAAATCTGCGGTGGCACATGAAGTGTATTTGCATAAACAATATGATGTTGCTGTGAACCCCGCATTTTTCAACAAAGCGAAACAGACTAATACAAAATTTTGCACACAAGGAATTACAGTACCAAAAACTATTTGTCGTATTTCTGATAAAAAAGAAATGACTATTACTAATTTCCTTCAGTGGTGTAAATTTGAAGATAATCCTGAGTATGCTGCCGAAGTATCTGCTAAGAAATCCGAATCACATAAAGGCAAACCGAAATCAAAACAACATGCCAAAAATATCGCTAAAGCATTAAAAGGATTTAAAAGACCAAAAGGATGTCAAACCGCACATAAAAATAATAATGCGAAACCAGCGAATATCTACGATGCAAACACAAATGAATTAATTGCTGAAAATGTTATCATTCGTCCTTGGGCAGCAGAAAATGGATACACTCAAACTTCTTTAGCATCTACCGCAAGAAATCCGGGAACCTTCCATAAAGGGATCTACGCAAGGTATATCTAAGCAAATTTGGATAGTATAAATAGTCTCAGTAGATAACCTCTCTGGGACTATTTATAAGAGCTAAGGTTCAAACTCTTATAAATAGTCCCAGAACAATTTAAATTCTGGGACTATTTTCTATGGCTAATCCATCTACACGCGCTGAACTGGCTGACTATTGCCTTCGTAAATTAGGCGCTCCTGTGCTTGAAATCAATGTCGACGAAGATCAGGTTGAAGATCGTATCGATGAGGCCCTGCAGTATTTTCAGACGTATCATGATGATGCTATTATTCGTACCTACCTAAAGCATCAGATTACATCCACTGATATTGCTAACGAATACATTCCTATCCCAGATTCAGTAACATCTGTTCGCCGCATCCTTCCTTTGGGTGGGGAGAACGGTTCAATTAATATGTTTGATGCTCGTTACCAGATTATGCTGAACGACATCTTTGATCTTGGTCATATGGGCAACCTAAACAACTATGTACAGATTCAGCAGTACATGGGTACACTGAACATGATGCTGAACGGTGCTCCGCAGACCAGATTCAATCGCCATATGGATCGCCTGTTCATTGATCATGACTGGGATGCAGACATTGAGGTGGGAGACTATATCATTGTGGACTGCATGCAGGTTGTTGATCCAGGTACATACGCTGATGTGTATAATGATCTATGGCTAAAGAGATACGCAACCGCATTGATTAAGCGTCAGTGGGGTGAAAACCTAATTAAATTTGAGAACATGCAGTTGCCTGGTGGTGTACTAATGAACGGTGCTGTTATTCTCGATGCTGCAATGACGGAGATTGATAAACTAGAGGAAGAAATCAGATTGAGCTGGGAGAAACCTGTGGATTTCATGCAGGGGTAATTTGTAATGCCGCGTAATGTTTATTTCTCACAGCAGGCACGATCGGAACAGCACCTGTTTGAAGATATTATAATCGAGTCCATAAAGATCTATGGTACTGAGGTTTATTATCTTCCACGTTCCATTGTCAACCGTGATATGATCCTCAATGAGGATGTGGAGTCACAGTTTGATGATGCGTACATGGTTGAGATGTATATTGACAACATTGATGGCTTCGAGGGTGAGGGTAACCTCATGCAGAAGTTTGGCCTTGAGATTAGAGATGAGGCCACATTTGTTGTTGCGAGAAGAACCTGGGAGAAGTTGGTAGGTTTCTGGAACAATACAATTGGATCCAGTCGCCCAATGGAAGGAGATCTAATCTATCTTCCAATGTCTAATGCTTTCTTTGAGATTTCATTCGTAGAACACGAACAACCGTTCTACCAATTGAGCAATCTCCCTGTCTATAAGTTGCAGGCTAGATTGTTTGAATACAATGATGAGGACTTCAATACTGGTATCGATGTTATCGATCGGATTGAAACTGAGCATGCAGATGTTACCACTATCCTGGTACACCCAGGTATTGGTGACCTCGATATTGGTCTCAGATTGTATCAGGTTCTGGAAAGAGATACTAACGGCGATGCTGTTAAGTGGATCTCTGGTGAGATTGCAGATAAGGAATATGTTGGTGACAACCCGAACAACGTTAACCTGTATCTCCATGATCTTCAGGTTAATGATCCAAATCTTTCTTACTTCTACGAAAGTACGTTTGGCGATACCAATACATACCTAGTAGATAACCTGGATAATAATGAGGTTGCGGTTACCGCAGAGGTTGTTGAGATTTACGATATCGATAACCGTACCACAGATCTCACATTCCAGAATGACGATTCAGCTCAGAACTACGATTTCGAGCAGGATGCTGATGCAATCATCGACTTCTCTGAATTGAATCCATTTGGTGAACCAGGTAATCCAATTCCTGTTACTACTCCAGGAACTGGTACAACTCCTGGTGGTGGTGTATCAACTACATCAGCAACTTTCGACAGTACATCGATCACTATTGATTCGAGTACTATTACAATAGATAAGGACAGTTAATATGGCTAGACAACCACTTGTTCTAGGTACACAACCAGATGATGGCACTGGTGACACCCTAAGAGACGCTGGTATTAAGATTAACTCTAACTTCTTAGAGTTATATACTTTTGACCAGGGTCTTGCAGATGTGGCACAGTCTGGTGACTATACCGATCTAACGAACAGACCAAACTTTGCATCTGTTGCTACTTCTGGTAGTTACAATGATCTTTTAAACAAGCCATCCGCACCATTGCTTACATTGGTGAAGACAATTACAGCTAGTTATTCTCCTGTGACCGGTGATCATGGATATTACATTAGGGTAAATAATACAAGTACAGTAACAATTACCCTGGCCGATGATGCTACCGCAAACATTCCTGTTGGTACCACATTTGTTGTTGGTGCTATAAACACAGGAACAGTAACATTTGCTGCAGGTGGATCTGCAACTGTTGGTTCAGTAGCAGGTCTGATGAATATCACTGACCAGTGGGGTAAGGTAACAGTTCTAAAGACTGCGGCCAACACTTGGGAAATTGCTGGTCAGCTTTCGTAGGAGAATAGGAAATGATTTTTAATCAACAAACAGCAGATTTGATTGCAAAGAAAGCACTTAGTCTGATGACGGGTGGAGTCAACTTCAGCGGTGTATATCCCGTTAAGGTAGTTGTTTATGGTGGTACTCAGCCATCATGGGATGATTATGCAGCTAATTGGACCACTGACTACTGGCTCGATAGTGCATCTGAAACAGTTGCATCAAATGTACTTGGTGTATATGGTGGTACATTCTCTGCAAGTACAACTACTGCTGTATCACTTGAGCTTGTGGATGAAAATGTTATCACAACTGCTAACCTTAATCAGGTATCAGAACACTTCAATGATGGCACAGCAACATGGGCGGTGATCTGGAAGTATAATGAAAGTTTTGATAAGACTGAAGCTCCAACATCAAAGGTGGCTACTATTGTTGCTGTTTCTGATCCAGCTGGTCAGGGAACAGTTAAAACATTCAGTACCTCAGTTGTGGGTGTGATGCCAAACCTATCATCTGTTAATATGGTATTCAATATTTAATAAGGAGAGATAAGATGGCAACAATTACATTTAGTGATGAGATGCACAATCAGATTCAGCGGGGCATAACATATAACGAAAGTATTGCACAGGAAGGCACATACAGTGACGACTCTATGATGAGAATCATGAAGGGTACTGTTCCTACTGATTTTACTGGTCTGCAGTCACTATCAGCTCGGGCGGAAGATGTTCTGATTGAATGGTCAGTAGATAATAATGTGTTTGATGATGCTGATATCGTTGTAACAGATTACATTGCTGCAGTGGGCACGGGTACAGCAACCTGGTTCTGGTGGGGTGCAGTGGAAGAAACGTATGGTGATCCGGATGCTATGTCTGTCCAGATGATTGGTACCGTAGATACACAGAACGCTGACCTTGTTGTTGGTAGTACCAGTATTGTAGAAGGTAAGTTCTATCGCGTTACTGGTCTGAAGTTCCTGGTTCCACAGAGTTATACCTACTAATGTTTTTTGCATTCGCAATTGTCGCTGGTAAGAAGATCGAGTCGAAGTTCACCTTCTACGGTCAGCCTACGACTATTGAACACTCACCATCTGATACAGGTGTTGGTCAATACAACATCTTGTCCGGCGACACTCATCTGATTGATTTCCTTATGGGAGATACAGGTGATCAGTATGTGATCCTGTCAGGTGATACAGTGAATGTTAATAATGTAATGACAAACGATGATTACTTTACACTTTCGGGTGATTTTACTACCATTGATGTAGGAGTGAGTGACTAATGTTTGGTGGTCATTTTTACCATGCTATTCTGAGAAAGACAGTAACTGTATTTGGTACACTGTTTAACAATATCACTATTGTCCGGAAGACTTCTGGTGGGGATGTTGCAGACTACCAAAAGGTTCCTTTGGCGTATGGTCCAAAGCAAAAGTTTCTATCTCGTCTTGATGATCAGAATGATCTTGAAGGTACAAAGGTAGCATTGAAGCTCCCTCGTATGTCGTTTGAGATTACTGGGATGACTTATGATTCAACTACTAAACTGAGTCCATATAATAGACTGACTACATCCCAGACAGCGACCTCTAAGACTTCTGTGGCCACATCGGTTCCTTATGTGTTGGACATGGAGCTGAACATTATGGCAAAGAATCAGGATGATGCTCTACAGATTATGGAGCAGATCCTACCATTCTTCCAACCAGCATACAATGTGTCCGTCAAGTTTATCGATAATATCGAGAATTCATTTGACATGCCAGTGACCCTCCAGAGCGTATCCATGACAGATGATTATGAGGGAGACTATACAACTCGTCGTGTATTGATCTATACTCTGACATTCTCTGTCAAGACCAGATTCTTTAGTGGCACAAACACCAGTTCAATTATCCGTCAGGTGGATACTAATCTATACAAGCAAGACCCAGATGGATTCCTCGAGAATATTCACACTGAGGTTAATCCTCCTGGTGCAACTCCTGCTACTGCAGGGGATCCAACCCAGACATTCAGATTGG